GAATTAGACCTATTTGAATGTTTAATGGAAGAAGTATTCCGTCTTCTTTTATTCCAAGATTGTAATCGAAGAATGATTCGCAGAGTTGATTAGGAATGTCTTGATGCCAAGGAAACTGATTAATGGTTGGAGATGATGAATGATTTCTTTTAATTATGATTGCTAATGCTTTTTGATATGCTTCATTTCCATACACATTGAGGTGGCTGAACCAGAATAAATCCAATTGCCATTGGAATAAAGGTGTGTTGACGGCAACCGGAACGCTTATCATCCTTGCATCTTCTTTTCTTCAAGATTGTTAATTGATAGCCCGATTGAACCGGGGCGAATCTGCTTCATTAGTCCATCCGTAGGTGAACCCATAATCGATTGGATCTCATTCTTTGCATCTGAACCTTTATCAAGAGTCATTTGCCACTGGTCAACCCTCAGTATCATTTCAGCAGCTTTGATGTTTCCACGAAGTGCTTTGCGTACAAGCATAGATCTGATTGCATCCATATGCTCTGGGGTAATGCCCCTAGCAAATGAACGCTTCAAATCTTGGATGTGACGGTAGTAAGGATTTAAATACATTATAACCTCCACTTTTGTTTTCTAGCCATCTTTCTGCTTTGTATACCTCTTTGCTGTATAGCTTGCGGAATAAGATTGTATTGTGTGCCACGATGTTTCCTTTTGGCAATAGTTGCCATGCCCAATCGTCCTGTTCCACCTCTTCTAAAAGGCCTTGCTCTTCTTGCTATAATCGAATAATCCTTAAGCGAAGGAGATCCGTACCAATAGATAAAACCACCCCTCCAGTTGTTTGCTGCCCATTTATTGAATGTAGCTTTACCAACTCTTGGATAGATGTACCCGGTGTGAATAAATCCGCCCTTCTTAGGACGCATTACAACTGATCCAGATTGAGCTTTAACCATTGGAAAATATTCAAGATAATCCATCCAAGTCGAGGGTGGCCTGTATACAATCGATACTTCGGTTGATTCCACATCTGGATTAGGATTTGACCCTGTGACTCTGCTAGTCTTCAGGGATCTACTCCTGATCAGGCTTTTCAGTTTTTCTATCGAACCAATCAAATCTGCCATCGAAATCCCCTTGATTTTTTGCTAGACTACCATTAAGTATTTTACCCTCGTTTTGAAAAGGAAGCAATATGTTAAATAAAGCTGGTGCTGACTGGATGGTAGAGGCCATTGGTGCTTTTGAAAAAGGCGAAACCCAGAAGTCTATCGCTGCAAGTATGATTTACATATCAGAAACGCTTGAACTTATGAGAATGCTATTAGATCCAGAAACACCTCAAGATGTTGAATTCCCCGGTGGAAAGGAGTTTCCGAAATCGTGATTGATTCAGATACCTTCTACGAAATGCTGGAGAATGTTCAGAGGGGCATAGACATCAAATTGGCTATGTCTGCATTCGGTGTTAACCGATCTGATCTTGAACCTTGGCACAAGGCAGAAATAAAAAAGGCGAAAGCACAGGCAACCATTGCTATGCAGGGTATAGTTCGTGATCACGGAGCAGAGGATTGGAGAGCATTGCAGTGGCTTATCGAAATAAACAATAAGGATAAGGATGATGAAAAGCAACTCAGGGAAATCCTCAACAGACAAATTGCGAAAGAACTGGCTAAAGGCCTTATCGAGTCCAGTGCTGGCGAAGCAGATACAGGAAATTCGGGGGATTCGGGAACACAATCAGAAGAATCGGAAGACTATTCAGATTCCCAAAGACCCCGGGGAGTATTGCGACTTCCTCAAAATAACATTGACTCCCCAGCAGATGGAGATTTTTAATGCCGTTGCAAACGGTGAAAGAAAGATATTAGTTCGATCAGCACATAACCAAGGTAAAACTTATTTATGTGCGGTGATTGCCTCTTGGTTTCACGATCATTTTATTCCTTCTGAAGTTCTTATATCAGCACCTGTAGCACAACAAATCCGTGACGGTGTATTCAAAGAACTCAGAAGAATCAGGGTAGGTGATCCTAATTGGATGCCCAAAGCAAACCGTCTTGAAAAATCTGCATCTCACTACATCCAAGGATTGACCGCTCAGAAGGCTGATGCTTTCCAAGGACGGCACTCCGCTGGTGGTTTGTGTATCCTATTTGACGAAGCGTCAGGTATTGAGCCGACATTCTGGGAACGAGCAGAATCTATGCTCTCAGCCTCCAAGGAAAACTGCCTGTGGTTCTGCATATTTAACCCATATGACGCATCTAGCCCAGCGTACTTTGCAGAGAATAATCCAGATTGGAAGGTGTTCCACCTGTCCGCTTTAGAACACCCTAATGTTGCTTATAAACAGGATTTAATTGCAGGGGCAATTAACTACGAATATGTAGCCAACCGCATTAAAAACGAATGTAGAAGCCCACAGGATGGCGAAGAAAACGAACCGGGATACTTTGAGTTTGAGGGCAGAGGATACATGGTTGAAGATCCTCTTTTTGATGTACAGGTTTTAGGTCGATACCCGACTAAAGCGATCAACTCAGTTTGGGGTGCTTTGGCACTTAAGCAGATCCTCGATCCTATTCCGTTTAATCCAAACTGGATACTTCAGATCGGTGCAGATCCCGCTCGCTTTGGTGATGACAGATCGTGCCTAGTTGTTCGCCAAGGTTCATGTATACTTGATGCCAAAGAATTCAGAGGTATTTCAACCAAGGAGTTTGCAGAAAAAATAAAAGAATTCTGTGCTAAGTACGAGAATCCGCAGCAATCGCAATACAAGATTCCAGTGCTTATCGATGAGGGTGGTGTGGGTGGTGGTGTGGTAGATAATAAAGGTGACCATATGTTCTATGGTGTAAATTCATCGGGTGAAGCACCAAGATGGCGGGAGTTCCCTAACATGAGATCAGCACTTTGGTTTGAGGCAGCGGAGTTAGCTATAGACGGAAAAGTTTCTATTGCTAATTTACCGCTGCATATGAAAGAAAAGCTTATCGAAGAATTGCGAACACCAATATACATTGTAGATACAATCGGACGCAGGGTTGTTGAGTCAAAGGATATGATGAAGAGAAGGTTGAAGCACTCGCCTGATATTGCGGATGCATTCAACCTTGCCCTTATGTCAATTCCTCGGATAGGGATTGAGAAGGTGATTGGTCGATTGTAGGTTCTGGTGCAATCACCATATACATCGTACCTGATCCAGACTTGTCTCTCGATTTCCTGATGGATATTTCTCCACAATCTTGGAGATACCTGATTGCATCGTCTACAGACTGACCATTCTGAATGGACTTCCTGAGAAGTTTTTTGGCATTCACCAACTTTATTCCCATGATTCCCGGTTCTACTTCGTGAGATGAATTAGTTATAAGCTTAATGAGCTTGTCTGTGATTTCACCGAACTTAGTATCAGATACCATGACGGTGTTGGCAGTCTGCCGTTTGTTTACTTCACGCACAAAGTTAAATCCAGCTTTGATTGCATCTAAGCTCAATTCCTTAACCTTGATGTTTCGACTTAATTCCCACAGGCATGAAATCTTTAAAGCCATTTCTGGAAGTCTCGCACATGACGCTGCCTTTTCTTCGTCGCCTTTCTTTTGGTAATCAGAATACATATCGTCATTCTTCCAAACCTGTTCTTGAAAGTAATCCATTGCTTCTTCGGTTAGCTGCAACACCCTGCAATCATTCTCGATTTTATTCAATGGCTCATTTCCCATACCTGTAATGCCAACATCCTCCAACTCTTTTTTAGCTCCACCGGGGATTAAATCGGCATTCATCTGCAAAAGACTTAGTGCCGTATCAATTATGTATTCTGGGATTGGTTCGGATGAACACATTCCACGAACATTCATTCTTCCTCTGATTGACGCTTGGAGAATGAGAAGGCGGTTGTAAAAACCTGAACGAAGCATCTTAGGAGACAAGGCTTTAAAGTATTCTTCAGGAGTCGATGAAGTCATAATCGACAGGAATGGATACCTGATGAAATGCTCTTCACCTACATCACCAGCTTTTGCTCTCCTCTTGATAAAGTTACAGGTAAACAATTCCAACATCGATGACATGATGTCAGAGAATCGAATGTCTCCAGATTTCGCTTTCTCAAGGTCAAATGCCCCTTCGTCTGCCATCAAGAACTTAGGCCCGAACATCACCTGTTCTTCAAGACCTTCACGGCTACCGATCTTGGTCATAAGAAGATCTGCGTTATCAAGCTCCATGCAAATTCTTGCGTTAAGTTTTCTTGGAAAATCCTTACCATTAGCGGTTAAACCAAGGATAACCATATACAGGTTTAGCTTAAGCTCACCCGGCCCCATCACTGATCTTCCCACTAATGCGGAAAACATTCCCAGTGCTGATGCTACAGCAATTCTTTTCTCTGGATAAAGTGCATTCCTCATGCAGTAATCAACATATGTATCAATCCAGCCCGGGAATGAAATCACTTCGTCAGGAACAACATCCAAGAGTTTTTTTGAATGCCCATCCTTCTTATTGTTTACTGCTGATTCAAAAGAATCCCATCTTGATTCATCGATAATTTCAGCGTCCATTCCGCTGTTGTATCTGTCGAAAACAGTTTTATAAAAAACCTTCCATTCCCTGCTATTAGCAACCCATCCTCTAGACGCACAATAGACATAATCTTTTGTTAATGGTGTATTGCAGGGAAGTCTCCAGTCTAATGGGGAGAAGCTCCAGTATCGATCCATGCCACCACCTTTGCACCCAGCAACAGCGTTTGGTGTCTTCATGTCTGATGAATCAGGATGCCAGCAAACAAAATAGTCTGGCTTGATTTCTATAACCTTGTAACTGTCAGGCAAAACTTCAGTCCATGAAGTTTCCGCTCTCCACTGATCTAGTGCGGATCTCTTATCGGTTTCGTACTTGTAGATTGGTTCTGGATTAGCCGTATTGAATTTCTTTACTGCCTTCTCGTCATATGACGCTGAGAAAGACATAAGAAAATCATGCTCAACCGCAGTGATGGTTGGAATGGTTTCTACTGATCCATAAAGAAGTTTGTACGCTTTAATTGTTCCGTCAATCTTGGAGATCGCTTTCGAGAAGAAGCCAACTACATACCCACCAGCACCTCTTGTTTCGATGAGTGGCGGGGCAGCATTCTTTGTTGACCCCCGCAGTCTTGCTGCTGCAATCCATGCCTTAGATTTCTCTGGAGACATAATCGCAAGGTCTTTGCACTTTGATTTACCAAGAGGAAGATAATAAAAGATGTGAAGTCCATCTGAGGGTGTTTCTTCAACGCAACCCTTAAGTTTTTCAGCCAGTTCTTTATTAGCAGATTCAAGGTCATATAGGAAAACCTTGGCTAGATCCGCACAGTCGATGTCTAAGCATTCAAGGTCACGATCCTGACCGGGAACTGGGCCACAGTTAATAGCTATTCCAGCTACATTTTCCTGTGAGAAGTCGATCTCTATTTCAGCAGTGCTAACCAACCGTGACCTTAATTCAACGATTCTATTGTGTTTTCTAGATACAGGTGACTTGTCAACCTTAGTCGAAAAGACCGATAGTCCGTTGCTGCGTATTTTCAACGCTTCTTTTTTAATGTCTTCCATAGTATTTCCTTTAATTGCGTAGAAGTAGAAGTTAGAATAAAATAGCCAAGTTTGCTTCCCTTGGCAATACTAAGGGTGTGGTTTACCTTTCGCCATGCCCTTGGTTATTATCGTCAGTTACATTCTGATGTGTGTGTCCAAAACCATAAGCATCTATAATGTAATATCCTTTTTCATTTTTATGGCATTTAATTCTTTGTGGTTGAGGAAGTCTATCGAGCCAATCTTGAGTTTGCATCATTATTTTGTTTACGCTCCAATGATTATTTGGAACATCTCTACAACCTATTTTTTTAAGCCATTTGCATAAGTTAAATTCCATCCCTCTTTTTAAAGTGTGATAGCATTTAACTACATTTTCATTGGATAAATAGTGCGTTTCCAAGATGCATGGGTCAGCACCGGGATGCTTCATGTATATAGAGTATACACTGGCTTTTACATCAAATATTTGGGGCTTGGATGCAGCAGTTACCGATCCATTAGTTTGTTCACCGCTCAGTGACTTTGGAAGTGGTTTGGGTTCCATTAGCCTTGGTGTGAACATACCGCAGTTAGGACAAACAGGTTTGGCCTTCTTGTAGATGAATCCACATCTTACGCATTCAGTATCTACTACAGGTTTACCGTCCATACCATTTTCATCAACATTGATGTCAGCTATATCTCCGTGCCTCAAAGCATTGCTACCATAATCAAGAATCAAACAGTCTGTTTTGTTTGGTGATAAGCGAAGGCCTCGGCCTACCATCTGGCAATATAATCCCTTGCTCATAGTTGGACGCATTACCACAATGCAATCTATGTTAGGAGCGTCAAATCCAGTGGTAAGAACCGATACATTTACAAGCCACCTGATATCTCCATTCTTGAATTGATTAATTTTGAACTCTCTGAGTTCTTTAGGTGTTTCTCCAGTTATCAATTCGCACTTTAGTTGCCCATTTCTTTTCAATGAATCCATGATCATCTTGGCATGGTGAATCGTAATGGCAAATACAAGAATAGAGTTCCTCCCTTTTGCTTTCCTGATTGCATCCCATACACCTCTTGCAACTAATGCCTCGTCTTCTACAGCTTTTTCCAAATCTGATAAAAGGTATTCTCCTCCACGAACTTTTACCTTCTTAAGATTTGGTACTTCTTTAGAACCGAATGGGTGAATAGGGCAAAGATACCCATCAGATATAAGTTGATTTAAGTCGACAACATAAGAAATGTCATCAAAGGTTTTACCTTCACCATATATTTTGCCTGACATCAATCTGTATGGTGTAGCAGTCAATCCAACAATTGTAACTCGACTATTTTTTATCTTAACCGCAGATATAAACCTTCGGTACATCGTTTCTTTATTGCTGCTTATAAGGTGTGCTTCATCAACAAGAATAAAATCCAAGCTCCCAAACAAATCCGCCTTCTTGTGTACAGATTGAATGCCAGCAATAGTCAATTGCTTGACTTCTCTTCTACCAATTGAAGATGAATACACACCTATGGATTCAAGAGGAAGTCCTGTGTCTTCCGTTGCAAACTCCATGCAAGTTTTTGTGGATTGTTCAAGAAGTTCTTTTACATGGCTGATGATCATTCCCCTGCAATTAGGGTTGTTCCTGATTGATCTTCTGATAATCTCCGCCATAATCCTAGTCTTACCACCACCTGTAGGAACTACAATCACGGATGAATCACCGGGGCGATCTTGGTGAAATTTAAACAAGGCATCTACTGCCTCTTGCTGATACTTTCGTAGTGCCATTTTACCTCCCTAATTTCTTGAAACCTAAAATGTTATTCATGTCACCAAACTTGTCTTTTGACTGCCCTATTTCAACTAGAAGCATCTTATCGACTAACACCTTGGGGTCAGTTATGGATGATGTTATTCCACAGCAATTGACTAGTCTCGCAAACTTCCTTCTGGAGTCATATCGGAACTTCGCATCTGAAGCCCCGATATGGCACATAAAATCAACTGTTCTCCCCTGTTGTGATCCTTGTATTATTTGAATAAGACAACTCACATAAGTGTTCCCAGAGGATGCCTTCTTAACCTCGGAGTTCATTATTCTGCAACAATACTCCCCCGATGGTATCAACTTGATTTCCTCTGGGTCAAACAGGACTTCGCTCATTTAATGTCTCCAAATAAAGTTGGTGAATCGTCTACTTTTTTCCTAGTTTTAATTTTAACTTCTGCCTTTTTAATTGATATCTTTTTTCTAACATCAATGATTTTATCAGTGTCAATAGCCCTGACAGTTCTGATGCCAGCGTCATCTTCAAGAACGATTTTAGATGGGGTTCTCGGAGTCCAGAGGGCCACATCAAGTGCCTCTTCCGCACAGTCTGGATAATCAGAGTTAAAGATGTTTCGCCAAGATTCTTTATTGGCCCAAGTTGGTGGGAAGTGGAATTTTTCAATGATAGGTTCAGCGTCAATAGTCCAGTGGTATGCTATCAATTCGTTTGATGTTGCTTCCCACTCTGTGTCAACCACAGATGCCACTCGGCTTTTGTAATACCCTCGCCTTTCAAGTTTTTCGATGAATCCGTGTTCACCAAATACTTCTTCAGCGATTTTTCGTAACTCAAATATATTTGCAATTGCGACTTCCATGTCTACCATTCCTTTCTAAATTTTATGTTTAAATCCATCTTTTCAATCACTGGGGAATCAGCCATTAAAGTAGTCGATGCCCCAGTCTCGATTGAATTTTTAGTGCCTTGGCATCCAACCAAAGCACAACAAACAACTATAAAAAAAACTTTGCTCATGTTGACCTCCTGATATGTATATCGGGTGCTTCCTGATCAAACATGAGCAAAAGTTTATCGTGCTGGCAAGAACTGTTCTACATTTTCGTAGTGAGTTCCGTTCTTCTCGGAGTGCTTGATTTTCGCAACCAATGACCTTCCGATGATGTTTTCAATAGTCATCTTGTCAAGACCCAGTGCTGAGTCCAGTGACCTCCTTATCCTTGCGTGAATGCTGCACACATTAGGATTAGGGTGACCGTTCTTAAGAAAGAAACTAAAATACTTAGTTCTTCCAGCCATAATGCCATCATCAATTTGAAACCCAAGTGATAACCACTTTTTATCGTCTTTGGTGCGAACTTCCGCTTTGATAATGGTCATAGAATAATCACCGGGTGGAAGACGATCTTCCATGTCCAATTCGGTGGCTTCATCCTTAGAAAACAATTCTTCTTCATAACTCATGTTAAACCTTCTCTTTCTTTGCAAAAATTTCATTCATTTTAGACACAAAACTATCCACGGTCAGAACACCTGACACATTTGGGATTCTACTTTTAGCGGTCAGACCGCTCCTCGGAGTGACCGTAATGGTTCTCCTGATATCGTTGCCATCCTTCTTAATGATCGGTTTACCGTCATTGTCTACCATCAGATCTACTTCGACAAAACCAACGAGGTCTGCCCATGAAGTAATCCACTCAGCCATTGCCTTGTCCGCACGAACTTGGAACGAAGCGTATTCTCCTCTCGTAGGATCGTTCACATTCTTAACCGTGCTATGACACAAAAACCAAATACCAACCGACTTCTTAGATAAAAGTCCATTGACCAACATCGACATTTGCGTAACTGCTTCCACTAGGCCTTTGCCGTAACCACCACACGCAAGAACAATCGAAGACGAATTCGATGTCTGGCAAATGTGCTGGTGAAGCAGACGCTCTAACGCAGTCAAAGAATCGATAATAACATTTGAATACTCAAAACTTTCAGACTTAATGATCTCTTTGATCGTCAAAACGAACTCAGTCCAATTGTTTATTTTAACACTGTCTACATCGATACCTGAGATACCACCTTCAACATCCAAGAATAATGGCTTTGCCAGCTTGGATGTAAGAGTGGACTTCCCTGCACCTTCCGGCCCGAATATGACTGCTTTAGGCATATTGTTTGGGCCAAACGAACTAGGCTTCTCAATCTTCATGTTAACCCCTTCCTAAAAAAGCAACTTCCAACTCGTACTTTTTGAGTCCGTGATACAACGATATCACTTTAACCGATTCAACATTTGCACCGAACTGAGTGCGAAGACCAATTTTAATTATCTCTTCAAGCTGTTCGTTAGAAAGCTCAATCGAAACAACAGTTTTTAAGTCTCCCATCTGCATCTGCACCTTTATGATCGTGTCATAGAAGTCTATTCTGCCTGATGTTATGTCATCAATGCCAGTAATGGTCATCATTTTGTTTTGGCCAATAGCATGACTCATAATTCCGTTAAACAAAAGACACTTCATTAACTCTTCATCAGCGTTGACAAGGCCTGTAATCATTAAAGGTTCAACAGGCTTGATGTCAAAGTCACCAGAAGACATGAGACTTACTGGTGGCATAAACCCCGGTACAAAAATCCTAGCCAAATCTTTTTCAATCATAACGATTTCATCGTCCATGATGCTTCCTTTCTTTAATAAATAATATGGGGGTGTGTGTTACTAAATGGCCTCAGTAGAAACCAATGTCTTTTTGAGTCAACAACAAGTTAACCCATATGACCACCCCCATAGTTCCTGATGTATCTCCGCATCAAGAATGTCCTTAAATATCATCTGTTTCTTCTTCGTCAATAGGTTCTTCATATCTTGGATTGAACCTTTTGTTGTGTGGATGCACAGGTATATCTGCATCCCCCTTTACTTTCAATGGCAGATCGTACTTAACCCGCAAAGAAAGAATCCTGATTTTTTCATCCGACCCCGGTGGATGTGCCGTTGCTTCTCTTGCCTCCTTCAGTTCGTTTTGATTAGAATTCACTTTCACTCCTTGATTGGTGAGAGGCTATATTACAAACTAAAAAATTTAATAGCAACCCCAATCCTAAAAAAAAATAAAATAAAATAAAATCGCATTATTATCTAGGATTTATTTAAAATATATGTATAATATCCGCTGGTTTGTAACTCTATAGAAAGGGGTATTTTATGTGGTTTGAAGTTCACGACAACCTGTTGGCTTTGGCTCGATGGTTAAAAGTCGAGGGCGAATGGAATGGTGTTGGTGGTGTTGGTAACATTCTATATTTTTTCGAGAAGCCTTGGAAGTATTCCGATGAATGGAATGCTTATCAAGCATCATTAGCAAAGGAGAAACTGGATGCCCAAACGACACGGTAGTGCGAAGAAGCGTGACAACCTCACGATTGTTTTTCGGCCAAACTCGGAGTTAAAACAGAAATTGCATACTTATGCAATGGTTCACAATAGGACTATGAATGGACAAGTGTTGTCTATTCTAGAAGGTTTTTTTAAGGAAAGGGAGCAACATGATACCGTTTGAATATGTGTCACATTCTAGACTAGAGTTGTTTAAAAAGAACCCAGTTCTTTACAAGAAAACATACATTGATAAGGTCGAGAAATTCGACCCATCTGCTGCAATGATTCTTGGTTCATTTGTTCACAGCATGGTTCTTGAACCTGAAAATGTGGATAAAGAATTTGCTGTTGCACCTGTGTGCGACAAGCGTACTAAGGAAGGGAAAGCTAACTGGGATGCATTTAAGAATTCTTTAGCTGAAGGCATGGAAGTGATTACCCATGACGATGTCGATCAAGCTAACAGGATGATTGCTGCAATCCATGATAATAGTGCAACCTCATATCTTCTTGGAAAAGAAGTTGTAAAAGAAAGCGAGATCTTAATCGATACGGTTGTTGATGGTGAACCATTAAAGATTAAGTTTATTCCAGATTTGTATTGCACGGAAAAATTATTCCTTGCAGACCTTAAAACCGTGTCTTCTTATGATCCGCTAGATTGGGGTAAAGAGTGTGCTTATAACGGATATATGCGTCAGCTTGCACTTTACCGTTTTTGTTTACGATCTATGGGTGTTCCGATTCGTGAATGCTACCACATAGTAGTAGACAAAGGTGTGTACCCTTCGTGCATGGTTGCACAGTTTGAGTCATCTGACATTGACCGTGCCGAAAATCAGGTGTTTGAGAATATCAGGGCATTCCTAGCTGCACACAAAGAAAACAAATTTGTTCCAGCTTACTATGGAATTATCCCTAAGATTTCTGCACCAGCGTGGGCATGGAGATAATATGATCAAACCTATTAACATCATCTTTTCCCTTCCTCCATCAGTTAATAGCTGCTGGAGGAACTTTAAAGGAAGAGTGATACTAAGTGAAAAGTATCGTCAATGGCGATCAGAAAATAATCACTTCGGTGAAAATAGTCTGAAAAAGATAACCCCGATAAAAGAACCTGTCGATGTATTAATAGTTGTTAGGCCGGGTAAAGGTTGGAGGAAGTCCGATCTAGACAATCGGATTAAACCAATTTTAGACCAACTTCAACATTGCGGATACATTCTTGGTGATGACACTGACTATGTAAAAAGCATATATATTAGGTTAGGTGATAGGGCCGATGATGACTTTCATTCATATGTTGAGATTACTATTAGTCCTTATGAAAAGGAAGAGTTATAATGAGCAAATGGAAGCGTATAGGGGACGGTAATATGAAACGGATTTCAAGCTTGGTAGCGGTGCAGACCTGTGTTCGCAGGGCTTGTCTTCTTGCCAGAGAATTTACTGGTATAGAAGTTATGCCTGACGAACTGGGTGCAGCATCTGTGGAAGCATTAGCCAACCTGAGAAACGCTTGGGAGACTAGCGACATCCCTGCTAAGAAGCCTGATTCCGTTGTAAATTTTGCTGCCTGTCTTGCGGTGATGGAATGGGCTTATGCAATCAAGAAAGTTGATAATAAGCCCTATTCGTTAAACTCTAATGTGATCGCAGCACAACTAGACTTTGTCGAGAAGAATCTGGAAGATTTATTCCCCGGCATCATGGGGGTAAAAGATTCTGCACAGTGTATCTACGATGGTATCTGTGCGACTGCGGATGGTGTTGAGAAATCTGGATGGTGCTGGACTAAAAAAATGAATGAACCAATGGTTTGTTTAATGTCTCTCTATCCTATTCTCAAAGCTATGGGTAAAAACTCGGAAAAGATTCTACAAATTCAAACAATTCTAATGAAAAGGAAAGACTAACATGGCTGTTAAAATGAATGGTACTGTTTACATTACCACTGGCGAAGCTTGTAAGTTGTTAAACTTTAAGGCTCCATATATGTTCGAGACTATCTACCGTGGAAATTATCCCGGTGCAATTATGATTGATGATCCAATGCCAATTATCGAGTTCCTGAGAAACAATGGTGCAGAAGATCAGGGTCTTCTAAACGAGATGAAAAAGAACAACAGGTTCCTGATTCCTATTGAAGAAGTTCTTCTCAAGAAGCTGGCTGTTGAAAGCTATAGACTTACTGCAAAGAGCAAGAAGCTTAACAAGGAGGTTGAAGCAAATGGATAGATATCTGTTATCTGAATTCTTCTCCCGCTGTACTGAACACATTATTGAAAGGGCTAATCAATATGACGCTCCAGAACTTAATCTGAAGCGGATTGCTGACGCTTGGACTAACTTCTTGAAGCGTGAGATTAGTCCATACGAGGTGGCAGTAATGATGGCCATGCTGAAGATGGCTAGATTATCTCAGGGGTATCATCAAGATACCCTTGAGGATGCTGCTGCTTATATTGCCATTGCAGAGTTGCTTAAGAATACTGAAGATGATTCCGCTTTAACTGATGACAGTAAACTTCACGATTTATGATCCTAATACAGCATGGTGAATGGCTTGTTTTATAGGCTTTTGCCATTTGATCCCGAAACAGATTTCGTGATCAAATTTTTCTCTTTTGAACCTGTTTAAACAGGGTCTTAAGGTTTTTTATTAAGTCCTTGGTGCTTGCAACATCAAACACTTCTGATCTGATTCTTTCACCATGCGAATGAACATAAGCTAATAGGAATGTTTCCCATGAGCGTAAACATGGGGTTGAATAAATCAGCTTTGCTGTTGGTGCTGACATTAGATGTTCAGAAAATCTTGAATCTAACCTGGATGTGAATCCAGCTTTGATTCTCCCTTGAGAGAACTCAGGTACAAGAAGAATAAGATAAAAGAATCCATCGTCAGATATCTTATCATTAACAGCCTGATCTTCTTTGTTTACTACTGTTCTTCCTTTCATCAACTCTCGAAATAAACTGTATTGAGTACTATCCATTACGGAGCAAAAATGTCCTTTATCTGCTTTCATCCTAGTGAGAGGTTTCATCTTCTTTTGCTTGATAAATGTTTCTATATTTCTGCGGATTGTTGTGTATGCGAGATCTAGGTCAGCAGCTATATCCGTGAACGACCAATAGTTTTTATCATCCATGATCTTTACCTGTGGCCAAAAAAAAGAGGGTCTTACGAACCCTCTTGATTACCAGTATACATTAGATCATGGCTTATTTGCTAGTGGAATCGACTTCCGCTATCCTTTCTCCAATCCAACGCATGACAGGTACTGTCATACTATTTCCTAATGCTTTATATCTTGGCCCATCTGGACATTGATCTGATGTTTTCCCTCTCCAAGGTATTTCTGTATATTTGTCAGGAAATCCTTGAAGTCTTTCACATTCAATAGGAGTCAATCTTCGCACTGCCATGGTTTGCATGACAGTGGGGCCAGTACCTGTTCCATCTGCTCTATTTGTTAAAGGTACTGCTATATCACCAGTAATCGCACCATTATATAAATCTGTACCATACGAATTAGCTTGAACTATTCCTATACCACCTTGATTGCAAGTAGGGTCTAAGCCTCTTGATGTGTCTAATGCTTTTGAAATATTTACTTGGTTGCATCCAGATATTGGATTAGATGATTTCATAGAATTAGATGAAATACTGTCAAAAGCATAAGCTGTTGGATCGCCAGTGATCGCACCATTAAACATATCTGTGCCAACTGCTTTCATAGTTGTTACAGACACTAGGTCGGTTGCGTCCTTGTAATCTCTAGCCTTCATGGTTGATGCTGTCTGGTCGTCTGCGTATTCACCGAAGGCTTGCATTCTGAATGCGTGCATGACAGTCGGATCGCTGGCATTTACGCTGCTGCCTGATGTACCCATCGTGGCAGCAACATCTCCAGTGATCGAGCCATTGTAGCAGTCAGTACCAATGGCTACTGCTAGTCCACGACCTTCGGTAAGGTCATCATTGCCAATTCCTTTGTAGTCCCTAGCTCGCATAGCTCCTACGATGTCTTTACCATTTGGGCTTTGCCATTCACCGAGGATATGACCATTAGCAACGCTTTGGTGTGTCAACTTTCCTCCACCGCATTCTGTATCGAGACTGCCTGCAACGCTTGGAATAGTGCTGGTGGCAGTTCCTTGTTTCTTTTCTCGGCTCGGCGCAGGATGCCTTGACAAGCTCTCGGACTCAAATAGAACTTTTGCTGCACTCCCTGCGTTTCCAAGACATCCGATAACGAACACACGCTTACGACGCTGGGCCACTCCGAACCATTGAGAGTCCAACACTCGGTATGCCCACCCATACCCCATGTTCCCCAGCGATGTGACAAAGGTAGCAAAATCCCGTCCTCCGTTAGATGACAAAACACCGGGGACATTTTCCCACACAATCCATCTAGGTTTTCTACTTTCAATGATTCTAAGATAAGTAAGCATGAGGTTTCCCCTTGGATCTTCAAGTCCTTTTCGGAGTCCAGCAATGGAGAAACTTTGACAAGGGGTTCCTCCAACCAGAATGTCAATTGGCGGGAGTTTCCATTCTGAATGTCCATTTATATCTCCATAATTGTTTACAGTTGGGTAATGATGGCTTAAAACAGCGGAAGGGAATGGCTCGATCTCTGAAAATCCAACAGCATTCCAATTTAAATTTTTCCAAGCGGTACTTGCTGCTTCAATTCCAGAACATACTGAAAGATAGTTCATAATTTACCCCCTCCCTTTAAAAAAAAACAGGGTCTAAGACGATTGCAATATCTGACCTGACTTTGTAAATGCTACCATAAAACTTTACCGATTTGCCGGGGTAATCTTTGTACCCTGCACGATTTAAATTTGTTGACCAAATAACATATGAATAAAAGCCTTTTTTCTTTAGTGATGATACGCATCCAGCAAATGAATAACGAGACATATTAAGCGAAACATAAGCCCGCCTGATGTCGCATTGGTGGTGGTGCTTTGTCTTGGTAGGAGTCGAATTCCTTAACAAAGCTTTTAATACTTTAGATTCGTTGATGCTTAATCGTTTCCATACTTCTGGTTTTGCAATAGTAGACATATTATCCTCGGTGTTGTGGTGTGTGTGTGTGTAAGATTTTCACCCTATAGTTCTGGCCTATGGGGTGAAGAAAAAGGGGGTCTATTAATCTAAATACGAATGATTCCATCCCATAACATCGCAATATATTTTACCATGAATT